ACTTACTTCAGGATTCGCCCTTGACTGCAAAGATGCAGTAGGTGGCATCAAAAGCATCCACTTGATTAACTGGGCAACTTCAGGATTCACCGTTGCAAGTGGAGAAGTTACCGCAACAAGCGTTGCAAGTGGTAGCGTGTATACTTACGAACTTCCAAAAGCAACTGGATCAATGGTAATCACCACAAATGTGAGTGTTGAGAATGGCACATCCTTCAACCAGTCGGATGTTGCTTTCAAACTTCGCAGATTGTCAACCACCAAAAGAAATGAAATGAAATTGTTGGCACAAGGCAGATGTTTCTGCATCGTGAAAAACAACAACGATGAGTATTTCTTGGTCGGTAAGGAGTACGGATGTGATGTGACCGCTATGGTTGCCAACACAGGTACTGCGATGGGTGATTCAAATGGATATGAGGTTACCTTGTCAGCGATTGAAGCGGAAGCACCTTACAAATTGCAGAGTTCAGTTGTTACCAGTTTAGGTATCTAATTGGTTCTTGATTCATAGGAGAAAGAGGGAGGGCAAATGCTCTCCCTTTTTTGTTACATAAATTTCGCATCGCTATTTTGTAGAGATGTTGGTAATTAACAAAGGGCAAACGAAGAATTGGTATTTAACATTGACGGAAAAGGCAAGTGCTGCATCCTATGTGTTTACATTTACTCATCGCCAAACCGAGACCATCGTCACAAGAACATTGACGGACATATCTGCACACAAAGAGCGATACAATCAATTTCAGTTCATTGAAGGCACTACTGCAACCCTTTTGGAAGGAGAACACGAGTATAGTGTTTCAACTGCTGGAGGCGTGTTGTGTGAGATAGGTCTTTTGAAAGTTCAAAAGTCATTCACCGAGAATGAATACAACCCAACACTAAACGAAAAAATCTACATACAATGAGCAACTCAACAAGCGTAATTGCTGGAAGCAATGGATTCAAGTATCACGCATCAGGAACTGTGACAGGCGTTGCATATGATGCCGTAATCCCACAAGAGGACACCGTATTCACATCATTCTCCGTTAATGGAACAAATGTTCTATCGGATCGTGGTATGAGCGGAGTGACCTTCAAACAAGGTGCATACCTTTCAGCTGGAAGCGGTTTGCAAATCACCGGCTTTGTCACTTCATCGGGTTCTGTAATCGGTTATTAATATGCCACGCATTGGTGTAGGTCTTGGCTTAGGATTAAGAGGGGTTTCTTCTGGTGGGGGTGCGTTTGATGCCGACTACCAAGCGGTGTTGAACTATGCTACTACGCAAGGTTATACCCTACCAAGTTCGGGGCAACAAGCCTTGCAGAATCAATTAGTAGTTGATTTAAAAACCGATGGTGTTTGGAGTAAATTAGACACTTTTGCAGTATTTGCAACCGATGGAAGCAGTGATTTTGCATTAATAGATTGGAAGAGGTTAAGTGATTACATTGGGGTAAATAGTCCTACGTTTACTATTAATCAAGGGTTTACGGGAAATGGTACAAGTAGTTATATCAATACAAATTTTCAGCCCAAAAATGGGACTAATTACGCCCAAAATTCAGCACATTTTATGGTTTATTGTTATGCGAATGATTCTGCAAGTACCTATTATGGGGGGGCATTGGATACAACTCCATCAGTAATTAGAAGTCTAAATTTTGGCGGTAGAGATGGGTCTAATAGATTTTCTACTGTTGCGATAAATTCTACAAGTTCCGATGTAACTGCTGTAAATAGCGTTTTAGATGATACTGGATTTAACTTAATAACAAGAACAAACTCCACAACTGTAAAAGCATATAAAGACAATACACTAATTAGTACATTTACAAATTCCTCGAGTTTAACTTCTTACCAATTAGCAAGAAATATATTTCTACTCGCAAGAAATTTAAATGGTGCTGCAAACTCATTTGCCACAAGAAAATTATCAATTATTGGTATTGGCAACGATGTTGACTTATTATCAAATAATTATTATACTATTGTTGACAATTATTATAACGCATTATGATAGTCCTACATCCAAACACCGAACAATACAACGCCTTAAACGGCTACAAGCATAAATCAAGTGAACTGCTATTTGTAAAAGACGGAAGCGATAGATGGATAGTTGGTTTGCAAGTTTTAGATGATTCAAACTTTGCAGAGATTCACGACCAATTAGAACTACTTGAACGCATTGAATACACACCATTCCCCGATCCCGTATGACAACACCAAAAGTAAAACCGAATGCGTTGCCAGTGTCGTTTGACCAATTTCGCAAGAACCCGATTGCTGCCGTGGCTTTTTGTATGCTGTTGGCTGTGTCTTATCTTTATGTTGACCTTCGCTCGGGCTACAAGGAGCAGATTGAAAAGAGCAACCAAAAGATTGATGCACTTGATTTGAAGATTGACCGCTTGTCGTATGCTCTCAAAAAGTCCGATAGTGCGTTGGCTGCTGCCATCACCGAGATTCGTATAATGAACACAATGCGTAAATTATGAAACACTTTACTTTGATTTTTTCGGCTTGTTTATTTGTTGCCATCGTTGCAGTTCCACAACCCAAGACAAAAGCCGTTCCAGTTGACGAGGTAGAGTTGATGCTTGAGAAAATTAGCAGCCATCTACAAGAGGCATCGGTTGCAACTGCACAGGCACACGAAATGAGTGACAAGATGGTGGAGGAGAAGGTGGTGGAGAAAGCAGAATTGAAAGAGGCAGTTGTCAAAGCGGAGGAGAAGGTAGAAAAGATGGAGGAGAAGATTGAGGTTTTTGCAGTCAAGATGGTGGGTGCTGGACTTGATACAACCACACAACAGATTCAATTCAAGGGAGTGATTTACGATGCATATTTGAACTATGTGAGCGAAGGAGGGAAAGAGGATTTTGAATACTTTAGAGTTTACCTATGGCAGCCAAAGTAAACACATCAACATTTCGTGCCAAACCCAAAAACAAATTGGGCAGACACACCAAACACAAGAACAAGCACAAGAGTTCCAAACCATATAAAGGACAAGGGAAATGATAGACAAAATCAAAGTAGCAATGAAGGCAAAAGGTTACGCATTCTTTGAGAATGGTGACTACAACCTGAACATCATCGGCATCCGCACCATCGGCAACAAAGTCACCAATGTATTTGATGACCTTTTAACCGTATCCTACAAAGTGAACGGTGAATTGGTGTTCAAACAATGGGCAGCGACAACCGATCCCGGCACAAAGGGAGTGAAAGAATTTCACAACGCTCAAGGTGTTGCTCGTTTAGTTCCCGGTCAGTATAAAGGAAGCCACGCCATCGGTCTGCATCAAGGCAAATACGAAGCGTTGAGACAAGTGAAACCACTCAAGGTATACCGAGATAGCAATAAGGATATGACATTTGATGAGAAGGTCATTACTGAAGGAATCTACGGCATCAACATTCACAAAGCCGGTGCAGATTCAACCTATGTTGAGAACTGGAGCGAGGGATGTCAGGTGTTCAAGAAGTCAGCGGACTTTGATTCGTTTATGGCTATTGTCAAAAAGGCAGCATCGTTGCACGGAAACTCTTTCACATACACACTTTTGCTATCTTCCGACATATGAAACGCATTTTAGAAATTTTCACAGGTGACAAAGGAGAGATGTCATCAAAACGATTCGTTGGCATCATCGGTGCTTTTGTTTTGTTTGGCACAATGGCTCATAATAGTTTGTCCCCAGCTGATATTGTACCTTCTCCTGAACTGGTAAGTGCAGTTGAGTTCATTGTGATTGCTTGTCTTGGATTCACATCAATAGACAAGTTCTCAAACAAAAAGGATTGATTGCTATTTGTAGGTGATGATATTCCAAAGGATCAATTTTCACGACAACAAACTGCCTGTGTTCAAGGAGAACAAGGCAAAGGGGTTCGTGACTTTCGGAGCAGACAATCTCTATCCCGATTTTCTCGTTGAATTATTTAACAAATCACCCAAGCACAATGCTATCGTTTCTGCAAAAGCTTCTTATATTGCTGGTATTGGTACTGATGTTTTCGGACAAAACACCACCGACATCGCCAAAGCCGAAGCAAAGTTAAAGAACATAAACGCTTATGAGACCTACGAGGAACTCAAAGCAAAGATTGCATACGATGCAGAGTTGTTCAATGGGTTTGCAGTAGAGGTTATTTGGAATAAAGCCAAGACCGCACCATCCGAATACTATCACATCCCATTCAAGGATGTTCGCAAAGGTCTTGAGGGTGAGTATGTGTATTGTGCGGATTGGACTGATACAAAAGCGGAAAAGATTCACTACCAACCCTACAACCCAATCACGAGGGAATCAAAGCAATTGTACTATTGCCAATTCTATCGTCCCGGTGAAGGCACTTATCCGCTTCCTGATTATGTAGGTGCGTTGAAATATATTGAG